ATCTGCACCTGTCATACCCATATACTTTGGTTCAACTGCTGGGTTAAGACTACGAAAACGTAAATCAACTACACCTGTCTTAGTAATATACGGTATAGATAATCTTCCAAGGAATTGTTCGTGTCCAACCTCAGGCTCCGCGACTACGCCTAATCGAGCCAGACGTGCTACTTCTATTGTTATACCCCTGCTTTGCAGGTAATCTTCTGCCTGATAGATGGCGTCCTGATACTTGCGGACTGCTAACTCCAGTAATTCCTTCTGCGAATCTCGCTGCTTCACGTATGTCGCACCTTTCTTGTTGAGCAATAAGTTGTAAACTATTTCCCTGCACTCCACACGCAAAGCAAACGAATACATTGTCATCTAAGTTAGCTGTTCCAGACTGATGACTATCGCCGTGGAACGGACACTTTAAGTTTACTTGACCGTGGTCTCGGCGTATGGTTGCACCGTAATGTTCAAGCACTGCCTTGACTGAAGGCAAATCATTCGCCAAAGATATCACCTAGTCTAAAGACCAGATACGACTCTGATATGGGCTTTCCCCTTGCTTTAATGATGAGTGCAGCGAGGACCGCTTCTTGTGGTAGTCCTCTTGCTGTTGCGTAATGGTTGGCTTCGACTTGAGCTTCTTTGGACCAGCCACTGAGGTCGATGGAGTTTCCTGCGCCAGGAGCTTTGCACTCGATAACACCAATGCTTCCAAGGAAGTTGCTGCGGACTGCAACATCTCCTTCGTCTCTTGCACCAGTTCTTGCAAGTCGTTCAGCATCGTATCCATTTGTTCTAAACCAATCTCTGATGTCTGTTTCAAAACTAGCACCCCTTTGCTTATGTGATTTTCGTGTTGTCAAGATGCACTCTTATCCTTGTTCAGGATACGAACTGCCCAATCCAATCCCTGATTTAATCCGATAGACCATTCATCTTTCTCTGCAATCTTAGATGATTCAATCTTATCAATAAACTTCTTAACTTCTTTTGCTGTCTCTAACATAACAAGAGCACGTATCTCTTGAGTCATATCATCTTCTTCTTGAATCATACTGTCTCCTTAAACATTCTCTGGTATGTCATCTATAAACATATACTCTGGATTAAATGCAACCCAAGTCATTAAGGTTCCTCCAGCGTCTGCTCTCCCGTATCTGTTCTTAACTGGCGCGACACCCATAGAAGTGCCAACAACACCAAGGGTGCATATAAGAGCAGGTAATTGAGCGACCTTACCTTGAATCGCTGAGCGCGGTTGGCACGGTGTGCCTTGGACCGCTTCGCTTGTGTGGTGAAGGACAACAACTGCAGCATTCGTTGCACGGGCAAGGTACTTCAGCTCCTTCATAATCGCACGCATTGATGCGAACTCTTCGCCACCATCAGTGGCTACATCCATTAAGTTATCTACTACAATAAGAGTTGGTGGACAACCCCATAATTCTTCGAAGGCTTGCACCTCTTCATCAATATCTTGAAGTGATGGTGCTGATTCGAATGACCAAACAATATGACTTCCTTTTGCTAACGTAGCCTTGGTCCAGCCTACATCTGATGTTAGCATATGTTCTACATCTGATTGTGATTTACCTGAAATCATTGAGGCTAAACGCATAGCCATAGTATGTGCGTTGGTATCTGCTGAGATATAAAGCGTTGGAACTTTCATCTTCAAAGCAAGTGCAAGTGCTAGTGTTGACTTACCTACCCCTGGTGCTGCTGCAAACATTGAGACTTCAGAACGACGTATGATAATCTTGTTGTTCTCGAAAGCTTTAAAGCAACTCGGGAGTGGTTCCCCACCAATACTGGGACGACCAACTGAGCGGACAAGTGTGCGCATCCTGATTCATTCCCTTCTCTAAAGAGAGAACGTAGCCACCTTTCATTAGATGTTGGGTAGCTACGCTCCATCATATTTAATTTAGTTTACTGGTTTACATTGGTCGGGCGTTCCCTGCGGTGTCGGGCAAGCCCAGAAAGCGTAAGGCTTCCCAGTTGTCTTGCTTGTTCCGCTTCGGAATATCCTTGCTCCGTGTGTGCAGGTCGGGCTCGCTTGCCCTGTTGGTGTCACTGCGCTTGGTGGTGGTGTAAACAATGGACCCTGACCCTGGCTGGGAGCGGAGAATCCAGATGGCGCGGTGCTTGGAGTTGAAGCTACTGTCCCCAAAGGGGCAGCATTGTATGCACCAACGACCAGACGTTGCACTGCTGCAACTTGCGCAGAGTAATCACCAATACCTTCTAGCAATACACTTAACTCGTCAGCGGTATGAGCTCTGATGTTAATCATATCACCAGCGGGTGTCTTATACGATACTTGCAGTTTCCATTCTTCCATTTGTTATCCTATCTTCGTTGAGAACTGACAGTGTGCTGTCAATCCACATTTATATTGGCAGTTGTTTGTATTAGGTAAAAAGATTCCAGCCTTGCGAGCCTTATCAAAACCACTCACAAGATATTCTAACTTCTCTTCGGTGTATGACTCAAGACTTACTAAGTCGGATACACCATTCTGACGTGCCATCCAATATGTCCCCCACTTAACATCTATGCCGAAGACTTTTTGTAAGCCTACTTTATAGAAGCCAAGTTGTAATGTATTGGCAGGTGTTTGTTGAGAGGTTTTCAAATCAACTATGACCAACTCACCGTTGACTTCAAACACTCGGTCAAGTATCATCTTGACAGGCACGCCAGCAAACTCAGGCATCATAGCCAGTTCAATAGCAGGAGCACCAGCAGGTGTCCGCCATATCTTCCAAGAAGGATTCGCGTTCCGCCAGTCAATGTAGGCTTGGACCCATCGAGGCCCAGTCTTATGCCAGAAGGTAACGTCTTCCTTGTTTGGGTGTTCTTTTGTTTTCTTGCCACCAACTCTTGCGTTGGTTAAATCTTTATCTCCGAGCTCTTCAGCCCAGGCTCTAATCCATAAGTCATCCTGCATTTTCTAAGTCCCACAATTCTGTTGCTCGGTGGAAAGCTGAGCCTCCGACGGACCAGACTGATGGCTCCTCGGGTAACTGCATCAGTCGACCTAAATAGTATTGATACCCACAGTCAATATAAGTGGTAAAGGCTGAGTAACTTATGTGCTCAGGTAATACGTAGTCTCCTAGTTGTATGCTCATTGGTGTAATTATACACGGATTCTTTTCTTTGTCAAACTAAATTTGTTTTGCAAGTATAAAAATCTTGTGTATAATTAGATATAATATATACTATATAAGAACCCCGCAGGGGTTCTATATAATACATATAACTATAATATATTATATAGGAGAAAATACAATGTTGCAAACTTTCTTGCTAGCTTTGCTAGCACTAGCTGTTCGTGATATATTCTATGAAGTTGTTGAATGGATTCAACGATGGCGATTTAATAGAGCATTAGCTAAGTTACCCCAATGGGCATTCGCTGACGATGAAGAATGGGAAGACTTTTTGGATGAAGTTAACCCCTAAGAAATGACAAAAGACCCCCTCGCCCTAGTAGAGATACTAAGGTAAGGGGGTTTTGTCGTTCTATTGGGCATTACAGCCCGTTTAAAGGGCTACTTAGAGCCCACTCCGAATGCTGTTTCTTTAGGGTCGATAGCCTTTAGGACTGGACCTGCCACTGCAGCCACAAAAGCCACAAGTAGATTCTTCGGATTAGTCTCGCCCGCTAGGTAGAGAGCAATCACTGAGGCAATAGCAGCACGTAAGTATGTGGATGCGATAGCCTTTAGTTTATCCTTGTTCATTATTTCTCCTTTAGTCTTTGAATTTAGGGGTGCCAAAGCCTACAATAAACGGAGAAAGTCCACGCTTATTCTTTTCCTTGAACGCCCTAACTCTGATAGCAACTTCTCCGCCGTTGGCTTGTGAGCCAGTTTTCTTTTTCTCGGAAGAAGTATTACCTTCGATTGTGGTTACAGTTCCATCGCCATTGTCTTTGACAACAATACCAACGTGTTCAACTGCTGCTCCACCTGGGGCAAAGTCAAAGAACACAATGTCTCCTGGCTTGGGGTTAGCAGTTGCTGCATTACTCCAAGTGCCTAAGCCCTGGAAACTTGACTTTCCTGCTGGGGTGTATACGCAGTTAGGAATCTTTAATCCTGCTTGCTTTGCAACCCACATAACAAATGAACCACACCAAGGTTGGAAGTCCATCTTAGTAAACTTACCATACTTAGTTTCATTTTCTTTTGGTCCCTCAGCAGTGCCTACTTCAGCTTGTGCTACCTCTAAGAATTTTGCTACTTGGCTCATAGTTATTCCTTCTTTGCTCGTTTGTCCACAGAAGCAAATGCTTCATTGATTTCTGTTGCCGTTAGTTTGCCATCATCAAGGAATGCACGGGCTAGTTTTTCGACGACTGTTGCTACGCCTAATGTTCCAGCAAGGATTACTGCCTTGGCTGTGCTGATACCAACAACTGCTCCAGCACCAATAACTGATAGACCAGAGGCAGCAAAGACTGCCACTATTCTCATAAGTATGTTGTTAATATTTTTCATTCATCATCCTTTGGATTACGTAACCAATAAGTTGCTGACCACATAACCATTGTGAATACAATGGCATAGCCGACAACTGTTTTGGCTGAACCGTCAAGGACAACCCAAGCCACGAACATTCCTAGCAGGGTCCAAGCCTGACCTAAGAAGTCTGATAACCAATGTTTCATTGTGGTTTTCTCCTATATCCTACGGTCCCCGCTGATGCTGCTACAGTTAAGGCTGACTGAGTGGCTATGCCACCTACGATTACTGCTGCAACGATTGTCTTTTCTGATTCTTTACGCTCTTCTGTTGACATATCAGCACCAATACTTCCTAATGCTAGGAGTGCTTGGGCTGGGTCTGTAAAGATTGCTTTAACTAATTCTGCTGGATTCTCTAGCACTACAAGTGCTGCTGCTATTTCAGCGGTAATAATAATTTCGTTACCGTTCTCATCCTCACGAACTTGAACGGGCGTCTCTGGTGGTAGGTCAGCATATGTAAGACCTGCTTCTGCTATTGCTTCTGCAGTTACTGCTTGCCCATCTGCTGCTTCAATCAAAGCCTCAGCAATAATTTCTTTTTCTTCTTCAGTAGAGTTTTCATCTGCCACTAAAGGTGGCTCTTCTTCTACTGCAGGTGGCTCTTCTTGCACCACTGGTGGTTCTTCTACTACCGCTGGAGGTTCTTCAGCCTCAACTGGTGGTTCCTCAACCACTACTGGCGGTTCATCTACTACTATTGGTGGTTCTTCAACAGGTGTTGGTGGCTCAGGCTCCACTACTGGAGGCTCTGGCTCTTCAATGGGTGGCTCAGGTTCAACCACAGGGGATTCTGGTTCAACCACAGGGGATTCTGGTTCCACCACAGGTGGTTCTGGTTCCACCACAGGTGGTTCTGGTTCCACCACAGGTGGTTCATAAGTAGGTGGTTCAGGAATAGGTGGCGGGTCAGGAATAACAACAGGAGGTTCTGGAGGGGGAGGTGGTGGAGTAACTGGTTCCACTACGGGTGGTTCTACCACAGGAGGTGGCTCCACAGGAGGTGAGACAACTGGGTCTATCACAATTGCAGGAGGTGCTGGTGGAATTAAGTTGCTATACAGAACGTAACTACCAGTTGGATTACCAGCACCAATTCTGTTTAAGTATGAGGTAGCGCGGATTGTATATGTGCCAGCATCAATAGTTCCAGTTATCTTAGAGGCGTAATCATTGACACCAGTAACGTGGTTACTATCATCATCTGCTCTAAGAATTGTTTCTCCTTGGCGTAGTTCAACCCAAGAGTCAAGCCATCCAGCAGTTGTTACTGTGCTTCCATCAACTGATGTTGTAAATCTAGGACCAGTAAAAGTTTGGATTACATACTCACTTGTTGCTACAACCTCAACGGTTGTATCTATATAAGCAACCTCTTGAGTTAATTCAATTACTATATCATCTGCTCTTGCCATATTCGGCACGAAGAGTAGACTTGTGAATGTTAAAAATAATACTAATAATAGACGGCTATTCTTTCTCGCAAAGAAGGACGTAAATTTGGTCAACACGGGTTTCCAATCGGTTCACTTGGTCTTTGACTGAACTGCCCCCATTTATTTTAAGTTCACTTAGGTAATGCTTTACAAGCCATCTAACTGAACCTACAAAACTTGCTACTATGGTTGTAACTGCGACTGCTATTCCAGCCCACTCTACTGCTGTCATTATACGGTCCTTACAACTATGTCAATAACCCCACCAAAACCATCAAAGCGTTTATCGGGCGGAGTCATACGAGTGAATGTAACTTGTTCTATTACTGCTTGTCTTGATTCTCCTGTTGTTAGGTCTTGCCAAGTCAGAACATCGCCTGTCTTTTCAATCTCTTCTAACAATTGTATACGAGCATATGCTCTACCTTCGTAACCAACTACAGTATTAAATCTATCTGTCTCTATATCAAAACAATAGACAGGAAACTTAATGACTCTATTACGTGGTGTAGCAATAGTTGCCTTAGCCTGATAGCCTTTGAATGTAGGACCAGTAGTTGTATCTGTTGTATCACGGCTAAATGTAAACTTGTAGGCAAGAAATTCTTGTGCTACTTCAGGTTTAGATGTAGTTACTTCTACTGCATTTACACCTGAATTATAACTAATGTGGTCATATTGTGTATCAAGACCATTAGTGCCAGTAGCCAGAGATGAAAGAGTAAAGTCACCAGAAGTAAAAGAACCGCGTGCAATAAGACGCTTATAGTTCTTAGGTTCTAAGGTAGAGAATCTAATCTTACCTGTAGTTATAGAGCCAGATGTAGATAAAACTGTAGCAGATTGAATGGCTATGCCATTGCTAGTTGATGTAGTAAATGCTATCTGGTCAGTATTTCCTACAAAATCTACGCTAGTAGCATAGCCAGTAGTAGTATTTAAGTAAGCATCTTTAGCATAAGCAAAGCGTAGCGGTTCAATCTCTGTGCCTAAGTCAATACGATATAAACCAGGATAACCATTTACTGTGCCAGTAGCCCAAACAAATCTATCGCGGAATGCAAAGTCACGGACACCATTGGTGTCTTCAAATATCAATGGACCATATGACAAGTCGCCAGTTGTATCTGAAATAGTAGCCACACGCATACCTTTATTAGTTCCTATCATTAGATAGCCAAGGTAGGACTCAATCTTGTAGACAATCTCCCCTATTGGCAGTTGTGCTGCTACAATCCCTGATGTCAGGGTAGGCATTACACCAGCAGTAGATAAAACAAACTTATAGATAGCAGAGTTACCGCCAAGGTAACCAGCAGCATAGATAGCAGAGCCACCTTCAGAGATAGATGACCATACCCAATCAGTATTAGGGTGTGTGTATGTAGCCGTAGGTAATGCGTGAGACGAACCCTTAGCATTAGTTAGTTCATAAATAGATGCACCAATACCAGCAACAAGACGTTGCTTTACCCAAGACATTACTACTCGTTCACTACCAGTATTGTAATACTCGGTGTATCCAGATGCAGGTGTATCAATTTCACCTGTATAAATGTGGTCATTGTCAGCAACAAAAAGATGTGCACCATCAGTTGCAATTGCAAGTGTGGCTGTATCAAGACCAGCAGTAACTACATCACTGTAAGTAACGGCAGTTCCACCAGCAGTATAATTTTTAATAGTTGTATTTGCTGGTGTCCAAGCAACAACTTTATTAGTTGTGCTATCCATTACAGAAATAAGTTTATAAATACCAGTAGTAACACCAGACATATTGGCTGTCTCTTTGAGTAGAGTTACCTGTCCTTTAGTCCAAACATCTACATTGTCTGAGTCAGCAAAACGATAGTTAACACTCTCACCTGCAGATGGGTCATAAAACTTAATGCCTGTGCCATTATGGAAAGAAGACTGACTTCGTAGCCAGAAACCAGTAAGTGATTGCTCACCTGGTTCTGCTCCAATGTCTGATTGTTCTTTACGGAACGGGGCAGTCTGACGAATATATGGACGTGCATCACTGATAGCGTAGAAGAATGGCAAGCCACCTACTGCAACATCATATGACTCATTGGTGTTCTGCCAGACAGAAGTAGATGAAACAATACCTAAGTCAACTGCAATAGCACGACCAACGTTAGCGGTTGCGGAGCCTCTACCTTCGGTTATGTCACGATTTGCCACGTATG